TCACGTCGCCCTTGTTGAAGAGCTGGAAGTTCGGGTCTTTGACGCCCATCACGCGGAACGTGACCTGATCCATTCCGTACTGCTTGTAGAGCTTCCACACTTGGCGGAAACTCTTGGCGAGGCAGCCAAGGAACTTATCGACCTCAAACTGGTTGTAGATCGGGTCAATGGCGGGATCGCCTTCGCGGCTGGCAAAACCGTTGTACTCCTTGAACGAAGTCTCCAGCAGCGCCTCGGACTTGTCCGTGTTCATGTCCGGTATCGGACGGTCGGCGTAGTGGTACTCGTTCGGACGACGCTCCGAGATCATCGCACCTGGACCCCAGCGACCCGGCGGGCGGCCTTGCGGGTAGCAGATGGGCGGGAGGATGCCAAGGGAGGCGGCGTCGATGCGGGAGTCCTTGTGCGCCTTGATCTGATCCTGCCATGGCTTGCCCGGCTCGGGCAGACCACGGGAGTCGTGGAGCTTGCGGCTCAAGTACTCGCGCCTGTACAGAACAAATGGATACTCGCCGTGCGCGTAGCCCAGCAGGCCCGTCTTCGCGCAACCGTCATGGTTCTGGTCGGGCGGCAGCATCGGGTTGAATACCGTGCAGTAGATGCCAGGCGTGCCGTCCTCGTCGGAAAGACGCTGGTAAGCGTAGACAACTCCGATGCGATCCGTGAACCGCTGCTGCGTGTAGACGAACGAGCGGGAGATCGGCTGAAGATACTCGCTGGGGCTGATGCTGATGAGTTTTCCGCGCACCTTCTGGATGGCGTTCTCCACCCACTGCTCGTCCCAGCCGTCCGTGTTGACCATCGCCCGCAGTTGCTCGGCGGTGAAGTACTCGACGCGGTAGATGCCAGGCGCACGCTCCAGATCGGTGGAGAACGACGGGATGAAAACGTGCTCGTCCAGATTGAACGCACGGATGACGGGATACGACCGCTCGTGGCCGTCCATCGGCACCGTGGTCTCGCCCGTATCACGCAATTCGCGCAGCATACGCGACGCCTTGTCCTTGGAGGCGCCGTACTGCTCCTGGAAGATCGCCTTCAAATCATCCGCCGCGCTCTTGTCCTCAATCAGCGCAACAATGTCGATGTTGGGGAACTGCTGCTGCAAGTCCTGTACGCGGACGTTGACCAAAACTTTCTCTCGACGCTTTTCCCAGAACTGACCCATGACCGCGACGCCCTTCTCGTTCATGTAGTTGGCGCACATCTCGATTTCGCGCTCAACCTCGGGAATCTGCGTCTGAATCAGCCAACGCATGAAGTTGCTGACCAACTGGCTACGAGCGCCGTCCTCCGCGCCCACCGGAACGGCGGTCAGGTTGGCCCGCTTGAACGCCATGCACTCCATGGCGACCTTCTTGTTGATGATGTTATCGACAAGGAAGACACGGAGGTCGCTGGCGCCATCCCACGGGGTCGGGCTGGTCTTGCTGCCCTCGCGGGAGTGTTTCTTCCCGTCAGCGGACTGTCCGTTCCAGATGGCGTACCGCGTCTCGTAGTTCAGCCGGCATTGGTCGATGAACGGCTGGTTATCACGCACGCAGTCCTCAAACGCCTTCTTGAGAAGGTTGAAGTCCGGCCCCTTGTTCTCGGGCGGAGCTAGTTGCAGACCGGGATCAGGGGGAACGGAGGTGGCGTTGCCGTCAATGGAACTCATGGGCTTTGATAAACGCACCTAATGAGCGCAATAACAAAGGTGGCAAGCAATCAATAGCTCCATGTGCGGTCATCGACCTGTTCGGCGGCGTGCGGGTCCACAAAGCTACAGTTGGACACGCAGAGGTAGCGCAAGCAGTCGATGGGGTCTTTGGTCGCCTCGTCCTTGCCGCCCTTGGCCGTGTACTCTTGCAGGGAGTAGATCAAGTTCTGGCAGCGGTCGCTGATGTACAGCTTGGGGGCGTTGAGCGCGGACAACGGCTTCTTCTCGTCGTAGGAAAGCAGGCCGTTGATGAGCTGGAGGCCGTTTTCGATCTCCACGCCGGGGGCGGGATGGAAGACCATGCCCGCCGAGTCCAACTCGCTTATGATTGTGGTGGCGCCTTCGGCTGACTGCTTTTCCGCCGCACCGAGACGCGGGTCGATGAACCTTTCAAAAATCGTTTCGCCCTGCTCGCAGTGCTTGATGAGTTCGACGTAGTCGTTGATGCCCTTCTTGCTGCCTTTTTGGGCGGGACCGGCTTTTCCTTCGGGTCCGGCTCCGGGCAAAGCCCAGTCGTCGTAGTCGGGCCACTCTCGGTAGACCCACCATGTGCCGGCGGCGTCGATGGCGACCCAAAGCATGAACCAGTTTTTTGATCCTGCCGGGTCCAATGCCATGTAACGTGTGACGTTGTAGTCCACGTTGTTTGTCCACGGCATCTTTTCGTGAGGTATGACATTAACGTCCTTATTGAAGCCAGGAAAGACGCTAGTGATGCTTTTGGTGGGTACGCCATATGCACGGGCCAACACTTCGTCCTTGGAGCGACCTAGCAACTTGTTTCGGAAGTCGGAGGTGTCGATGAAAGTGTTATCCTCGGTCCAGAAATAGTAGATAACAGTTCCGGGGCGGGAAAGGGACTCTTGGACGACTGGTAGCTCTCGACCCACCAGCGGGGCAAATCGCTTTTCAATGGTACGAGTTTTCCCGAGGATGTCCTGAACCAGAGGTGTCCAGCCTGTGAGAGTAGTAAACGTGAGGATGATGCGTCCATGGAAGTCGGTGGTCCGGTACTGGAGCGTCTCGAACATCTTCTGCGGACACTCCTCGTCGCACCAGATCAGGTGGGCGCGGTAACCCTCGGCTACCTGCGCGTCAGCTTGGTAACTGCGGTAGTTGCTAAACTTAATGCTGCCACCACGGCGGAAACCAGCAACAGGAGGCAGGATACAGATGTTATCAGTAAAGCCGTTCTTCTGGGAGTACTGGACACTGTGGTTCAGTCCTTTCTTGGTCGGTAGGTTGCGGATGCCCTGCGGGAGGGCGTCCCAGACCATGCGCTGCTGGTCTTCGATGCTGCGGTCCTCGTTGACGTGGTAGGCGCGGACCTCGGCGCCTGGGATCGTACCAGCAGCCCACACGCATAACCTGCTGGCTATCATCGATTTAGACGAACGATTTCCGCCTAGTATGATGTGGTTCGTGTATTTGCCCCAGTTGTTCATCACCGTCTGCCATGACGGGAGAATCCAGCCCGCACCCACGGGATTTTGCAGCGCCTCTTGGTTCCGTTGCTCCCGAAACGCTAGGTAGTTCGCCAGTTTGTCATGCGGCCAGCTCAACAACTCGCTGTCGGGCGGGTTTGCTATCCACGGGATGCCGAAATCGGGCTTGAAGTCGTCTGCGTAGTAGCGGTCAGCGAGCTGCATGGCGCTTTTTCATGTGAACGGTGTAGGTGAGGCGGCTGGATTCAATCTGGGACCACGGAATCAGCCCTTGGCCGTCAATGTTCAGCCCTTCTGGCTCGGCGTAGATGCTAATGCGGGCGTATTCCCGCGCTCCTTCGACGTCCGGTTCGATTAACCACTCATCCACCGCTCGTTTTGTGACCATAAGCCCCGATACATCGGGCATTAGTAACCGTAAAGTCCGATGAATATGACGTAACACGGTATTAGCGCCGCTAATATGAGGTAACTTTGGTGGATTTGGTATTCCAACCGATGCGACTGTGGTTTTCCTACCCGCCCATGGCCCAAAAACGCATCCTTATCGGCACACCACTCAAGGGAGACATTCCCAAGTCGTACTTTCGCACCAGTCTGCAAATGGCTACGGCGCAAGTACCAGACGTGAAACTCGACTGGATCTTGCTGGACGGGCCTGCCGTGCAGATCGCCCGCAACGAGATCGCGCATTATGCCGTGGAGCAGAAGTTCGACGAGCTGATCTTTTGGGACAAGGACGTGCTGGCGATGCGGAATGGCGAGGACGTGACGGGCAGCGCCCTCATGCGGTTAATCAGCCATGATCGGGACATTGTGACGGCGGTCTACTCGTCGCGTTCGCTGGAAACGCATTGGCACGTTCATCCCATCAAGGGCGAGGAACCCG